CAGGCTGTTCAGGGCAGGATGGGCATTATTTAGTAAGCCATCTTAAAGACCTTGGATACGAAGTCTACGGAGGTTATAGACGATCTTCTAACATGGATCTCCCCAACTGTGAGAGAGTTCCATTTGAACTAACTGAATACGAGAGCATTAAAAGGGCTGTAGACAAGGTAAAGCCGGATGAAATTTATAACCTCGGAGCACAATCCCATGTTGGAGAATCATTCGGGTGCCCTATCTATACGACTGATGTTAACCAGCTTGGAGTTCTCAGGCTCCTTGAGGTGGTACGAGGTACTAAAATTCGTCTTTATCAGGCTTCTACATCCGAGATGTTCGGGGGCGGAAGAGGGCTTAATGAAGAAAGTGATTTCGCGCCCAGAAGTCCTTATGCAATTGCTAAACTCGCAGCCCACCATAGTTGTGGACTTTACCGACGAGCCTACGGAGTACGAGTATCCTGCGGAATCCTCTTCAACCATGAAAGTCCACTAAGGGGGAAGGAGTTCGTTACCAGGAAAATAACCTGGAACACCGCACGAAAGACTAAGTTCACTCTAGCGAATGTAGACTCAGTAAGAGACTGGGGTCATGCGGAGGATTTTGTTAGAGCGATGCAGATGATGTTACAGAAAGAGCCTGATGACTTCGTAATAGCAACCGGGAAGAGTCACACTATACAAGACTTCATAAATGAAGTTAAAGGACTCGGCTTCTCGCCTCATTATGAAGTTGTCACGGCTCAATCTCGCCCCTGGGATGTAACAGAATTAGAGGGTGATCCCTCTAAGGCGATTGACAAATTAGGATGGCTCCCTAAGTACAACTTCAAGACTTTAGTCAAGGATATGATGTTTGCAGATGCTATGGCCCGATAGGGATAGAATTTGCAGGACTTGTGCCCATGACCTTAACGGAATGGTCAAAGCTGTCTCAAGATGCAGGAAATTCCACACCGTTATTCAAGCAGGAGGGAATGTAGGAGTCTGGCCGAGTGCTTTAGAGCTGTTTTTCAAGGATGTCTACACTTTTGAGCCTTCTCCCGAGAATTTCAGCTTCTTAGAGAAGAATTATCAGGGGAAACACGCTTACAACGCCGCTTTATACGATAAAGAAGGCTTTGTAGGGATAAAAGAGAACGCCAAGAACTGCGGGGACGATAGAACCTGTCCCGGAGATGAAATACCCGCGATAACGATAGATTCTTTAGGAATTTATCCCAATCTCATCTACCTTGACATTCAGGGAGATGAATCCAGAGCATTACTAGGCGGAGAGGAGACGATTAAGAAGTCGTGGCCTGTAATTGCTATTGAGATCTCTACACAACACCTAGATGAGAACTTCATTCATCCCGGAGAGCTTTTAGAGTCCTGGGGATATGAATTGAAAGACAGATATCAAAAGGACTACATATTTGAATCTATCCACGCTCCGAGAAAGAAAACTAAGTTTTAATGCGCCCCTATACGCCCCAGCCTAGACAGAAGATATTTCATGCAGCAGGGGCACAGGAGATCTTATATGGAGGTCAGGCAGGGGGAGGGAAGTCATATTGTCTGAGATGGGACGCCATTGATTACTGCCTTAACCTACCGGGCTTCTTCGCGGGTTTGTTCAGGGAGACGCTTCCCATGCTGGAGGAGAATCACATTTCCTTCATCCGTGAGGAGCTACAGATCCTATCCAGCTTCTACGGGCAGAAGATAGGGTCTTACAACGAGACGAGAAAGAAGGTGGAGTTCATCAACGGCTCTACCATGAGATTCAAGCATCTCGAATACGATAAAGACGTAAACGACATTCAGGGCTGGGAGCTGAACGGTGCTTACGTCGATGAGGGCGCACAGATGTCCCCTTATCGTTTGGGCTATATCAAGTCTCGCATTCGATTAGGTCAAAAGATGGAACGCTGGCAGGCGATGGCTAAAGAGGAGCCAAAGATGCAGCCGTACCTCGAAAGAGTTCCGAGATACTGTATTGGTTCAAATCCTGGGGGTCCGTCTCACCATTGGTTAAAGGAGAACTTCATTGATCCCGCGCCACCTGAGACCCAATTTGAGATTAAGACTAAGCGCGGCACGAAGAAGACGCGAATCTTTATTCCTGCGTCGATGCGCGACAACAGATACCTCGATGAGAACTACGAAGATCAATTCGATGAATTACCCGAATGGCAACAAAGACAACTTCGAGATGGAGACTGGGATGTGGTCCCGGGTGCGTTCTTCGACTGCTGGTCTCCTGATAATACGATAAAGCCTTTTAAGATCCCCGACCACTGGACAAGAATACAGGCGTGTGACTGGGGCTTTGCTACACCCTTCTGGATAGGTGAGTTTGTTGTGTCTGACGGCACCCCTGTAGAGGACAGGGAGGGGAATGAAATCACCTATCCAGAGGAGTGTTTAATACTAGTCTGGGAGTGGTACGGACAGGAGTCCCATAACAAGGGACTGAGAATGGACGCTGCTCTCGTAGCACAAGAGATACAAGGAAGGGGTCAACCAGAGATAGCGGTAGCTGATGAGTCCATGTGGAACCATCACGACTCCGGCCCCTCTCCTGCTGAGAAGTTTGCCTCAAACGGGGTCTACTTCGGCAGAGCCGACAGAGACAGGATTCTTGGTTGGCAGGAAATGTATTCTCGAATTAGAAATAACATGCTTCTGTGCTTTGACACTTGTAGAGCAGCGATAAGAACTATCCCCTCTGTTCAGACAGATGATAAGAAACCAGAAGACGTAGACAAGAAGGGTGAGGACCATCCTTGCGATGGAATTAGATATGCGTGTATGGCTAGACCTTACAAAACAGTTAAGAAAGAGAAACCCCCTCCGTGGTGGACTCAAGAGCAAACATTCACATTTGACCAGATAATGAAGTCAAGAGAGAAAGGTAGCGCCTGGAGGCCGGAAATTATCTAATGGCCGAGGAAGGATTAGAGCGAGCTTTGTTTTCACAGGCATTCCCCGGCGCTGCAACGCTATTTGAACATAGCGATATGAACGTCAGGGAGGGTAAGACGCTCAAGAGACCCAATGGGCAAGTATCAAGCGTGTTTTCTATAACAGTGTCAGAACCACAACTTAATCTTGGTAGACCAACACTTATTCCGACGATTTATGACGGCAAAGAGGTCAGCCAACAAGAAGCTATTCGGAGGGCGATTAAGAGCAAAAAGACCTTCCCAAAATTCCAGACATTTGAACAGGCGGATGGTATTGCTGGAGAAATATCTAAAATCATGGGTGCAGGCGGATAATGGAAGTCAAAGAGTTCTGGCGACAACATGACGTAGCTAGAAAAGAGCAAGAGAAGTGGGAGAAACGCGCAGAGAAGGTAGTTAAGCGTTTCCGACTGGATGACCAGCCGGTAGACTCTAACACCAATGGCGGCACTCCCCCATCCTTCAACATCCTCTGGGCTAACACCGCTGTACAACAGCCAGCCCTGTTCTCTCAAACTCCTAAGCCTGATATCAGACGAAGATACAGGGACGATGATCCTGTTGCCAAACAGGGCGCTAAAGTCCTAGAAAGAGCCTCTGAGTTCGTCATGGACGATGGGGACTTCTTCTCCTTCGGCAATCAGACAGTAATGGACTACCTCCTTCCTGGAAGGAGTGTGGCTAAGGTTCGCTATGTCCCTCTGTTCGCTACGACTAGAAAAGCAGTAGAGCTAGACAGAAGGATCGTTCTCTCTCCTTTAGGAGAAGAGGTTGGTGAAAGGTTCTTTAGAGAAGACGATGAGGTAGACCCCTCAGAGGTAAGAATACAAGAAGGAACAGCCTTTCTTGATGAAGAGATTGAAGAGGTAGTAGACGAACACGTAGTCATTGAAAGATGGCCCTGGAAGAACTTCGTTCACCAGAAGGCTAGGCACTGGGGAGATGTCCAGTGGGTTGATTACATTTCCTACTTAGACAAGCGACAGCTAAAGAAGCAGTTCGGGAGTAAGGCCAAAGACGTAAGACTGACTGTAGATGCCTCTGGGAACGATGGAGCTAAGGACTCAGGGTTTAAGCCGACTCATGCGGAAGTACATGAGGTATGGTTCATCTCCTCTCGTAAGGTCAAGGTGGGGGTGAAGGACGGAGACAAGTGGCTTAAAGAAGGGGGTGATCCACTAAGACTTAACGACTTCTTCCCAACCCCAAGACCTCTGTTAGCGATAAACACTAACGACTCTCTGACCCCGATACCCCTATTCACTCTCTATCAGCACCAAGCGAACGAGCTTGATTTAATCACTCGCAGAATAGCTATTCTAATGCGAGCGTTAAAGATGGCCGGTCTATACGCTGGTCAAGAGAAGGACATATTAAAGAAGCTCTTTGAGGCTGACGAGAACCAGATGATCCCCGTTGCAGACTGGGGTTCAATTCAAAGTTCTGGGGGGATTTCAGGTCTAGTTGATTGGTTGCCTATCGAACAGGTGGGGAAAGTCCTGACGGCTCTATTCAGAGAGCGGGAAGCCATCATCCAGCAGATATTTGAACTGACTGGCATAGCAGACATTCAGAGGGGTTCTAGTGACCCCCGAGAGACTAAGGGCGCACAGACCTTAAAGGCTCAGTTCGCCTCAAGGAGATCCCTAACTCCCAAGCAAGAAGTTGAAAGGTACTTTAGAGACTGTATCAGAATCTCTGCTGAAATTATGGCAGAGCACTTTGATGCAGAGACACTACAGCGGATGACGGGATTGGAAGTACCTGAAGAGGTATCCAAGCTGCTCAAGGACGAGCTTTCCCGTCAGTACCGCATAGACATCGAGACAGACTCCACAGTAGCCCCTGACGACGCTGCTGAGCAGGCGAACATGGCTAAGGCACTAGAAGCCATTACTGGTTATGTGAGCACGATGTCACCCCTCATCGCCTCTGGTCAGATGCCAGCACAAGCGGCTTCTAAACTGCTCAAGGTGTACTTGAGGAAATTTAGATGGGGTAGGGAGATGGAAGAGGTCATGGAGGAACTGGAAAGGAATCCTCCGCCTCCCCAGCCTGATCCCGAAGCCGAGAAGATGAAGGCTGAGATGCAGATGAAGCAAGAGGAGATGAAGGCCGATCTCCAGAAGATGCAAGCTGAGTTCCAGATGAAACAGCAGGAAGCTGGTCTGGACATGCAGATCAAACAGCAGGAGTTCCAGATCAAGCAGTTGGAGTCCCAACAGGATCTAAGACAGGATCAACAGGAACACCTACAGGAATTGAGACAAGACAGGGAAACGCATCTCGTAGAGTTAGAGCAACTCCGCGAGAAGGCGAGAGTTCAGATTGAGACTACAAAGCAGTTAGCAGATGCAAAAGCAAAAGCCACTAACAGTGGGCCGTCTACTGACGAGTCTTGATCTTATAAGCATAGAGTTCCCCTGTAAGAAAGCCAGTAATTCAGAGAAGCGGAGATGGGTTAAGAACCGCTCCGTTGAAATAAACTCGTTTACTAATTGGGAATGGGATGAAGAGTGCAGCCCAGTAATGAGCCTTGTACTTCATCCTAAAAGTAAGAAACGCACAACACTCGTTTGGGAATACTAATGGCTACATATTTGTGGAGAGACGAAAAGTGGGTTCCCAAAGAGGAAGTCATGCGGGCCGAAAGAACGGGTCGTTACGGATTCAGGGGGCATGTCATTCTTGACGACATTGAACCCTACCGAGCCATAACAGGAGACATGGAAGGGAAGATGATTACTTCTCGATCCAAGCACAGGGCGTTCCTACAAAGGAACAAGTTAATAGAGGTTGGGAACGAGAAGGACTACTTCACTAAAAACGATGGTAAGAGTCCCGACAATCCTAACTTAATGAGCGAAAGACAACACGAGGAGCAAATATGTCAGAGCATAGTGAAGAACCTACAGAGGTAGAACAAGAACAAACATGGACTGATGCTCTAACAGCAACAGCACAAGATTTATCCAACCCCGACGAAGAGACTGTATCGACGGATACAACCCCTCCCGCCGAGGAAGGAGACGTAACCTCAGACGAGACGCAAGTCGAACTTGAGGCCGAGCAGATTCAAGAGACTGAAGAAGTCGCCCTTGAACCGCTTGAGAAATGGACGGACGAACAGAAAGAAATGTTCAACGGTCTGGAGACGACAGCCCAGCAATTCCTATTAGATCGGCATAAGGATGTCGAGTCTCATTTGACGAAGGAGACTCAGAGCCTATCCGAGACGAGGAAGCGGTACGAGCGGCTGGACGAGGTATTGAAACCGTATGATGAACTCTTAAAGCCGAGAGGCGTAGAGTTAGCACCGCATCTGCACAACGCAATGCAGTACTACCTTGCCTATCAGCAAGACCCCTTATCAACGGTTAAGAACCTCATCCAATCTGCGGGTTTAGATCAGTCCCAGGTCTTTGAGGATGATTCCTTAGTAGATCCATCCATCAGGGCGTTGCGGGAAGATAATGCCAAGATTCGGCAGCAACTCGCAACATTTCAAAGCCAACCCAGTAACGACACTCAGGCCGCTCAAACGGAATTGACTAGCTTCAAGACCGCGACTAACGAGGACGGCACATCTAAGTACCCCCACTTTGAACAGGTGCGGGCGCTCATGGCCCCATTGGTAAGCCAAGGGAAGACTATGGATGAGGCCTACAAGGAAACCTTGTGGACCCTTCCAGAGCACCGTAAGGCACAAATGGCAGCAGAGACGAAAAAGGCAACAGACGAACTCTCTAAGCAACGGCAGAAGAAAGCCACTAAAGCGAAGAAAGCAGCGGATGTCCTTCCCTCATCTGATGTAGATAAGGGTACTGAGAAAACTGAGTTTAGGGGCTGGAATGACGCTTTGAAAAATACTTTATCCAATTTGGAGTAATTAATGGCAAGTCCTAATCTATCGGAACTCGTCACGACTACTCTACGAGATCGTCAAGGTCAGTTAGCGGATAACGTATCCAAATCAAATGCCCTTCTCAGTCGGTTGAATGAGCGAGGCAATATTGATTTAGTAGACGGCGGACGTACGATTGTACGCGAGCTGGAATATGCTGAGAACGCTACGTTCCAGTACTACAGTGGATACGAAAATCTCAACATCTCACCTAGCGATGTGTTTTCGGCTGCGGAATATGAATGGAAACAAGCAGCAGTTAACGTCTCGTGGTCTGGTCTAGAGAACCGAATCCAAAACGCGGGTGACGCAGCGAGTATTCGCTTAGTTGCTTCGCGTATTAGAAATGCTGAAAAAACGATGTCCAACCAGATTTCGGTTGGTATCTACTCCGATGGCACAGGTACAGGCGGAAAGCAAATCACTGGCTTACAGAGTCAGGTTGCTGATACGCCCACATCCGGTGTGGTCGGCGGCATTAATCGTGCAAACTTCACGTTCTGGCAGAACCAGACCGTAGCTGTCACCGATGGTTCATCGGCGGTAGAGCTTAATGCTGACATGCGAACCCTATGGATTGCATGTTCTCGGGGTACTGACCAGACTGATCTAGTCGTTCTAGGCGGCACGTTGTATAGCACATTCTGGGGTGATCTCCAGGGTATCCAGCGCGTCACGCAATCGACTACGGCAGTTAAGGGCTTTTCGGCTCTTGAGTATCGTGGTGTTCCGGTTGTCCTAGACGGCGGTCAAGCCACGGGAAGTGCACTTGATCATGGTGGTGGCATCAACGCTGGTAGAGGCTATTTCCTCAATACTGACTATATTTTCTGGTCGGTACATTCACAGACCAATATGGTTCCGATGGATGAGAGGATGAGCGTCAATCAGGATGCTACTGTAATCCCACTGCTTTGGGCGGGCAATCTCACGATGAGTAATGCTTCGCTTCAAGGCGTCTTAACCTAGGAGGTCATAAAATGCCTGGTTCATCTGATACAGCAATTGGCGTCCTTGGTGTGGCAACAACTCGTGCTGATACGACAGCGCAACACGATCCTGGGCTTGAGGTTAAAACGCTTGATGGTAAGGCTATTTACGCCCGCGCCATTGCAGCTAACCCCGCAGGTTCGCTTTGTGTTCTAGCGCCGTCTTCGGCAACTGCGTCTGTCTCGGTAGTCGCTACGCTCGTCTCTACGGCGAACGTGAACTCCGCACCTGGAGTTTTGGCTATCAATCAGGTTTCTGTAGCAGCCTCCTCGTGGGGCTGGTATTACACAGAAGCCATTAGGCGGGCTAATGTAAGAGTCGCGACAGGATGTGAGCCGTTGGTTCCGCTATATACCACTGGTACAGGTGGTGTAGTGGACGATGCGGTGGTGTCTACTGGTCGAATCGAGGGCCTTCGGGTCATGGAATCGGCTGCGTCAGCATCAGCACCCCCAGCGGTGTTCCACAACATGACGCGCATCACGCAAGACATTGCGTAACTAAACCCTTTGGGTTGATGGAGAGGCCACCTTCGGGTGGCCTTTTCTTTTGGAGGAGCAAATGACGAAAGACAAAAAGCTACAGCCGTTGCGTATTAACGCTCGCTGTGTAGCAGACTTTGAAACGATAAGGGGCAATGTCACTTATTGTTGTGGGTTAGGATTGAGGTACTTCGTTCCTACTGAACAGAAGAACGACTATGAAGCCGTTTTAGTAGGTTCAGCGCCCTCCGTAAAGACTCAGATTAGTAGTCTTAAGCGGAAGAGGGGGAAGCCTCAGTACAAGTTCTTCGGTATTAAGGGGGGGCACGACTTCCTCTTAAAGAACAATATCGAACCTGACTTCGGTTTGGCGGTTGATCCTTTAGAGAAGATTCACAAAGAGAACTTCCTAAAGGACGCGCAGAACTGCACTTACTTTATAGCGTCACAGTGTCATCCGACTTTGTTTGACTCTCTTATCGAAAGAGATAAACAAATCGTCATTTGGCATCTGTTGACTGAGAATTTAGATCAGTGGGGCAGAGATCCTAAGTCTCCCATTTATCGTCACTTTATGATCCATGGCGGATCTACTTCTGGCCTTAGGGCTATCGTTCTAGCTTTAGCGATGGGCTTTAGGAAATTACATCTCTACGGATATGACTCCTGTCTTACCGGAACTTTAAGGAAGATCAACGGAGAGACATACGAGCAGAAGAAAGCGGACGGTACAGATAAAGCCATTACATTGAATGTCGGCGGGAAAGAGTTCAAGGCTGATCCCGCAATGGCATCACAAGCTAATGAGTTCCAAGAGCTTCTAAGAACTCTCTGGAATGAGCAAGATCCGTGGTCTATAAGGGGCTATGGAGATGGGCTAATACAGCACATCATTAAGACGAGGTACAGGGAGGGCACACCTGAATGCTTCATATAGCCGTAACGACCTACCCCCCTTGGGGCTGGGACGTTTACGCGAGGCATTGCATAGAAAGTTGGGTTAAGTTTTGGCCGGGTTCGATCCTGGCGTATTACGAGGGTAATGCTCCTCCCACCCTTGCTGGGGTCGAATCGCGGCCTCTTGATAGTATCGTTGAACGTCAAAGATTTCTCAATAGGAATATCCCCGAGGGAAGGGGATTCCTGCACGACGCTAAACGGTTCTGTCATAAGGTCTACGCCCAATTAGATGCTATATCCAACTACGAGAAATTCTGGTGGGTGGACTCTGATTTAGAGATGAAGCAGGAAATTCCTGAAGACATCTTAGATCAGATTATAGATGAGTCCTTTGTCTCGTTTCTCGGGAGAGATTCTTACACAGAGACGGGGCTAATAGCCTTCAACCAAACGTACCCAGAGTTTAGGAACTTCAAGAGAAGGTACAGGGAATGTTATGACGAGGGGAAACTTCTTTCCTTCAATTACTGGACTGATTGTCACGCATTTGACTATGCAAGGCAGGGAGGGGGGCATGACTTAACCCCTGAGGGAAGAGGCTTTGAGAATGTTCTAAGAAACTCTCCGTTAGGAGATTACATGGAGCATCACAAGGGTAAGTTGAAACTGGAACTGGAGGAGCAATGAGACTAGAACAGGTGGTAAACCACATCTATTCATTCAAGCCGGATGTGGTACTAGAGATTGGCACTTGGAATGCAGGCATGGCTAAGACCATGCTTAATTCGGGGGCCAAGAAATACATTGGGTTCGATATATTCGAAGAGGGTTCTGAGGAACTTGACGATATAGAGAACAACGCTAAAAAGCGGGTTACTGAGGAATCAGTACTTGAGACTCTTAAGGATTTCGATACAGAGATTATTAAGGGCAACTCAAGGGAAACTCTTAGAGAGTACGTCAAAGACAAAGAGAGATTTGTAGACGTAGCACTCATAGACGGAGGCCACTCAAAGGCCACTATTAAATCCGATCTAATGAACCTACTGAACATTATGAAAGACAGTGGGGTTATCTTTTTAGATGACTACTACTACAACTGCCCGACACCCAACATCGGCGCTCAGTGCGTTATGGCTGAGCTAAACATCCCTTACACAGTTCTACCAAAGGTAGATAAGTCTCGTGACGGCTCCTTAATCAAGGTAGCCAGGATAGACATGCAGGACGTACCCCGTCCTAGCGAATGGAAGATGGATGGCGAGGAAACGTGGAGGTTTGTAGCATGATCCCGGTCTTCGTTGGTTATGATCCCAGAGAGGCGGCGGTATTTCACGTATTGGTTGAGTCACTGATGGACACAGCATCAGTTCCCCTATCAATCATCCCCTTACACACTCCGATGCTGGATGACTTTGATGGTCAGCAGGACGGGACAAACGCCTTTATCTATTCGAGGTTCTTAGTCCCCGATTTGATGAACCACAAAGGATGGGCAATCTTTATTGACTCAGACATGATGTTCAGAGATGACATCAAGAAGTTGTGGGATCTAAGGGATGACTCTAAGGCGGTAATGGTCGTTCAGCACGACTATGAAACCAAGGCTCGCACGAAGTTCTTAGGGACTCCCATAGAGTCGAAAAACGAAACATACCCCAGAAAGAATTGGTCTTCTGTAGTTCTATGGAACTGCGGTCATCCTCTAAACAGGATCATCACAAGGAAGTTCTGTTCTGAGGCTGGGGGTAGGGTACTTCACAGATTTAGCTGGTTAGACGACAACCAGATTGGCGAGATTCCGAAAGAATGGAATCACCTAGTTGGGGAGTATTCGATAAACCCGAATGCTAAGAATGTTCATTACACCTTGGGATCTCCTGGCTTTAAGAGATACTCAGACAGCGAGCATAGTGATTTATGGCACGACTACTTACTAAGGTCGATTGAAATGATTGGAAGAGATCCACAAGAAATGGTGAGGAGATGTAAACATGGGTTTTGATTACGCAGCGTACCAGAATGAGTTACGCCCCGGAGCTGATATGGACAAGGCATTGCTTGTGTCTTTCCATTATGAGTCAGAAGAGGTAGAGGGTGAGTGGCAGAATGTTGCCTATATCAGCATCTTCCTTGGAAAGAATGACACAGTAGAGCGCCCGGTTAACGAAGAGGACAAGGAAAGGTTTGCCGACAGGTGGAAGAAATTCCTAGCAGGCGAAGACACTCCCCCAGAGGGGATGCCTGTTAATAAGGTTCCTTTCGCTAATCCCTCTAACATAAGGGCTTGCAAGGGCGAGAAGATTTACACTGTTGAGCAGTTATGCGAAACACCCGATGCCCGACTCCAAAGAGCGCACCTTATAGAGTTCAAGTATATGTGCCGTGACATGATGGAGGCTCGAAACGATGGTACTTACGTCCAAGAGATGAGAAAGACCATTGAGAGACAGGGTGAGATTATTGCTTCTCTTCAGGAGAAGATAGAGGCGAAACCCAAGAAGAAACCTGGGAGGCCCAAGAAGGTAGATAATGGCGACGATTCTTGAGTTAACGAACAACGTACTTCCTGAGATTGGATTACCAAAACTAACATCGTTAGTTGGTAACAACAATCAGACTGCCTTAAGGACTCTGGCCCTTGCTAATCGTGAGGGCAGAGCCTTGTCTAAACTTCCGTGGAGAGCGTTAGCCAAAAGGAACGTCATCACTACGGCGTCTTCCGCTGAAGCGTATGCCTTACCTAATGACTTCTCTTACTTCGTAGACAGAACCTTTTGGAATGACTCAAACGATGAGTTCATGGAAGGCCCGCTGTCTGACGAGAGATGGCAGGCTGATGTCTCTGGATTGCTTACGGTAACGGTTAATGATCGGTTTCAAATAAGAGCAGACGGGAACGAAAACAGACTCCACATAAGACCCGTTCCCACATCTGCCGAGAACATCACTTTCTTTTACATGTCTAATGGCTGGTGTCGATCTAACGGAGGCAATAGACAGACAGAGTGGAAGGCGGATACGGATGTATTCTTACTAGATGAATACGTTTTTGAATTGGGAATTAAGTGGAGAATCCTCCAAGCTCAGCGTAGAGACTTCCAGTTTGAGATCAATGAATACGACCGTGAGAGAAACAAGGCAGTAGCCAGAGATGGCGGGATGAAGACACACAGGATCTTAGGTCCGGTTGAGCAGGACTTCCCGCCTAGTGGGAATATCCCGGAAACTGGCTTTGGCAGTTAAGACTCCCAAAGTCCCCGCACCCATAGGCGGGTGGAATTCGAGAGATCCCCTAGCCTTAATGAATCCGGCAGATGCGGTCTCGATGACCAATTTAATACCGGATGTTGACGGTGTTTCTGTAAGACCGGGATACACACTAAGCCACACTCTTTTGAGTACGGCGCATCCTACTAAGTCTCTAGTCTCATGGCAGACACAGTACGGCGACAGGCTATACGCTGGATCGGCTAACAGCGCGACAGATCATCGCTTATACGACATCTCCACAGCCACGGTTACAGCGTTAAAGACGGGTTACGTCTCTAGCAACTGGAGGGGTGCTGCTATGGGGGGTGTTCTTGCTTTAGTAAATGGCGGAGACCAGCCCCAGAGAATTAGATTCACCCCGGGGAATACGCAGGTAGACGACCTTCCCATAAGCGCAAACAACCCCGAGAGATTCAAGAGAATCCACATCTTCAAGTCTCGGAGCTACTTCGCCACCGGAGAGGAACCTGCTTTCTGGTATTCGGCTGTTAATGCTCTGGGAGGCACGTTAACTCGCTTCGCCATTGACAGGGTGGCTGATACCTCTGGTAACGTCATAGAAGTTAATTCATGGACGAGAGACGGTGGTTCAGGACCGGATGACTTCTTCGTTATCTTTCTCGAATCAGGCGAGGTCATTGTTTATCAGGGATCGAATCCTGGTGATGCTTCTGACTGGGCGTTAGTTGGTAGATACAATCTAGGTAAAGTCTTAACCGCTACTCAGTTCGGCGGGAAGCTTCACGTGGTCACTGATGAGGACTACAACGTATTACCTGACGACCTCTTAACTGAGGGGGTAAGAAGCCCGTCTAAGCTCTCTGGTGCAGCGAGAGACGCTGTTGCGAGAGATGCTACGGATAACTGGCAGATCCTATTTGATCCTCGTTGGGGTTGGAGGATCATAAACGTACCCGCTGGATCTAAGAGAGAGCAGCACGTTCTCAGCCTAAGGAGCGGGGGTGCTGCGAGATTCAACATCCAAGCACACTCATGGGCTAAACACCGGGGAGAACTGTACTTCGGGGGAGAGGATGGGAAAGTCTACAAGATCCGTGAGGGAGATGATAACGGGACTGCAATAGAGTTCTCGTGTCAGCAGGCCTATACGGACATGAAAGATCCCCGTAACAAGACCGTTCTTAATTACAGACCAGTCTGGTCAGTGAGCGGGTCATTCACGTTTAGTTCTGGTTTTGCCTACGACTACGATGATAAGCAATTCATCCAGTCTCATACCGAAGCAGAGCCGGGTCCAGCTTGGGATACTTCTCCTTGGGATACAACCTCATGGGGAACTGGACAGGGATCGAAACTAGACTGGAGAGATGGCGCTGGAGAGGGCCAACTGATTTCCTTGTTCGTTAACGGAACGACTACTAAGAAAGCAGTGTGGCACCACACCGATTACAGAGTAGACATAGGGAGCGATGTCTTATGATCCAATATCCCAAGGATATACAAGAAACAGAATTACTCCGAGCGTGGATACAGAAGAGAGTTCCCAACCTAGATATAGGCAACGATTCCGTATGTCTAGGGGTATGGAGGGATAAGAAACTAGCCGCAGTAGCGGCCTTTTACAATTACAGAAAAGTGGACATTGAATTGGCTTTCGCCTCAGACAACCCCCGGTGGGCTACTAGGCAGACAATCCAATGGATTCTTGCGTTCCCATTTTTACAGCTTAATACGCAGAGAGTCACAAGTATGGTTCTCAAGTCCAATAAGAGATGCAGGAAGTTGTTACTGGGAGCGGGATTTATGGAGGAGGGCAAACACCCCCATTCTGGGCCTCGTTTAGAAACGATGTTCAGCTATGGGATGATAAAGATGAAATACATGGAACGATATGGGTCAGACATAAGACCAGCAAAGGCCGGTGTTGATGTTGGTGATTGTCCGTCTAGCAACTCCATATATGATCCCAATCTCTCTGTGGGTCAAGCTTGAGTATTCCAGAAGCACCTTGATTTGTTTTACGTTATCTGTGGTTAATTTGCTTATATGGTTAGCTCTGCCTTTTCGCTCCTTGTCACGCATATTTTCTGCGTGGGTGCCAATGAATAGGTGGTCCGGGTTTACACAAGATGGGTTATCGCACGTATGGAGAACATGCTTCCCTTCTGGGATTTCCCCGAAATGGATTTCGTATGAAACCCTGTGTGCTAGTACCTTGGGGGCTGTTCCGCCTTTGCGTATCATCCCGTACCCTTTGTTATTTTTATTTCCAATCCAAAGCCAGCACCCCTCTCCGGGCGCAGCAACTTTAGACCAGAATCTCTTGTCTAGGCTTTGGTGTATTCCCATATTAAGAGGATAGTCCAATCGGCAAGAAAAGTCAACCAGCACCGCCGCCTGCGCCTGATCCCGGCGAGATCATCCAAGCACAGGCCGATGTAAACCGCATAGATCAGTTTCTCCCCGGAGGGACCAGCCTTACTTTTGGTGGGCCTAACAGAAGGGAGGCAACGTTAGAATTAGGCCCAGAACTTCAAGGACTGTTTGATTCTCAGCTTGGGCTTGATACTAGCCTGCTCAACCTGGGCCAGCAGGCACTAGGACCGGGCGGGATATCCAGTCTCATTGGAGACCCCTTATCGACTCAGGGATTACCCGGCATATCTAATGACTTCGGTGCGTTAAGAGACGAGCAGGAGCAGGCTTTCTTTGACAGAAGCTCTGGCTTGCTAGATGAGCAGTTTGGTAGGCAAGAGGAGAGGTTGAGACAGACCCTAGCTAACCAAGGCTTACAGTCTGGAGGTGCAGCGTTTAATGACGAGTTTGGTCAGTTCAATCAAAGACGGAATGAGTCCTTTAGAAATCTAGCAAATGAATCTGTTCTCTTCGGTGGACAAGAAGCTACAAGGGAATTAGCGAATCAGTCTGGTTTGAGGAACCAACTATTCGGAGAAGCTGGGGCGGTTAGATCGAATCAGTTCAATGAGCTTGCATCTCTACTGGGATTACAGCAGGTTCAACAGCCGGGATTGAACAACTTCTTTGGCCCTGGGCAGGTGAATGCGCTAGATTCCTTCGGCCTACAGCAGGGCGCACGACAGAACAACTTCAATACTCAGTCTCAGGCTGCATCAGCAGCTAAGGGCGCTACGGCTGATCTTATCGGTAATGCTATTGGCGGGTCTGTTGCTGCTTCAGATGCGGCACTTAAAGAAGACATTCAGAAGATTGGTAGGTATGGCGAACACAATCTCTATACATGGAGATGGAACGATAAGGCAGAGGAGATTGGATTAGAGGGTCATGGTATGGGCGTTATAGCACAAGAGGTTCCTGAAGCTACTATAAGGGTAGGTGATTACCTCTACGTTGATTACGGGAGGCTATAGTGGCGTTCCAACCCGGCGCGCGCGGCCCCGGAAACATTCCCGGAAGAGCGAAACAGATGTTGTCGCAGATTCTTGGACAGGGCAACTCTAATCTTATCCCGTCTCCTACGAGATCCGCATTAGTCCAGCAGTTACTTGCGGAATCTCAACAGTCAGGTGGATCTAAGTCTCCCATTGAATCCCTTAATATAGCCTCTAAACCAATCCTCGCTGCTATTCTTGGTAGACGAGAGGAGCGGGGCAGACAGAACCAACAGAGAACAACTGAGGGCAGACGGACGGCATTAGCGGGACAACTATCACGAGCGGGCAGAGAGGGCACAGAAGGAGAGGCAGCCAGAATGGCTGCACTGGTTACCTCTGGTGGCCTTCCAGATGATCCCACGGCACAACAGACATTACTTCAGGGCGTTCAGAGGGCGTTTCCAGAACAAGCA